AGAAGCGGTTCTTTCTGGATCGGAAGAAGGCGTCGAAGGCGATCCGGTTCGTGGAAAACTTCTGCCGGCACCATGAGGGCCCGCTGGCCCCGGAACTGATCACGCTTGAGCTGTGGCAGAAGGCGCTGCTGAGTGTGATCTTTGGCATCCTGGACGAAAACGGCGACCGGCAGTTCCGCGAGGTATTCGTGGAGATCGGGCGGAAGAACGGCAAAACACTGCTGGCAGCTGCTGTCGCGTCCTACATGATGTACATGGACGGAGAGTATGGCGCAAGGCTCTACTTTGTAGCGCCGAAGCTGGATCAGTCCAGACTGTGCTTCAACGCCTTCCAGCAGATGATCCAGAAGGAGCCTGAACTCAGCGACATCACTAAGAAGCGGAGGACTGACATCTATGTGTCGTCCAGCAATTCCTCCGCGCAACCGCTGGCCTTCAGCTACCAGAAAAGCGACGGCCTGAACCCTTCACTGACGGTTTGCGACGAGATCGCGAGCTGGGCCGGGGATCCTGGCCTGAAGCAGTATGAGGTGCTTAAGAGCGCACTGGGCGCCCGCCGGCAACCGCTGCTGCTGTCGATCAGCACGGCAGGCTATCAGCGGGACGGCATTTTTGATGAGATCTTCCGCCGGAGCACGGCGGTGATCATGGGAACGAGCAAAGAGACGAGGCTCGCTCCTTTTTTATATCAGATCGACGATGTTGACAAGTGGAACGACATCAACGAGCTGAAGAAGGCAAACCCAAACCTGGGCGTGTCTGTCAGTGTGGACTACATGCTGGAGGAGATCGCCGTGGCGGAGGGCTCACTGAGCAAGAAGGTTGAGTTCCTCACAAAGTACGCGAATATCCCGCAGAACAGCAGCTGTGCTTGGATGTCGGCCCAGGACGTGAAGAAGTGCTTCGGCCACAGCATGACGCTGGAGGATCTGAGACACAGCTATGCGCTGGGTGGCATAGACCTGTCGCTGGCGGTCGACCTGACGGCAGCGGTGATCGTGATTGAGAAGGACGGCGTCAGCTGGTTCGATGTCATGTTCTTCATGCCGGAGAACAAGGTCGAAGAAGCCACGGCAAGGGATGGACTTCCTTATGAAATCTACCGACAGCGCGGGCTCCTGACTGTCTGCGGGGAGAACACGGTGAACTACCGTGCGGTGCATGAGTGGTTCCGAATGCTGGAAAGGGACTATGAGATCCTTCCTCTAAAGGTGGGATACGACCGATACAGTGCTGCGTACCTGGTGCAGGATATGCAGGCGGACGGCTTCGACATGGAGAGCGTCAGCCAGGGAAGCAACCTGACGGGCGTGCTGATCGACATGGAGGGCATGATCAAGGACGGAAGGCTCCGGTGTATCGGGGATAACGACCTGATGAAGGTGCACCTTTTGGACGCTGCCCTGAAGTTTGAAGAAGGGACAAACCGGCGCCGGCTGATCAAGATGAGCCCGAAGGCGCACATTGACGGAGTCGCAGCACTGAGCGACGCCATCTGCATGAGGCACAACTACTACGAAGAACTGTCTGCTCAACTGAGCAACGCGAGGTGAAACACATGGGACTGTTTGAGGCGATCTTCGGCCGGAAGAAGGCGGAACCGGAGAGCAGCAGCTTTCAGACGCTGACGGCCTACCAGCCGGCGTTCCGCAGCTGGGGCGGGAAGATCTACGAAAGCGAGCTTGTCCGGGCTGCCATAGACGCGAAAGCCAGGCATGTGGCGAAGCTTCAGTACAGCATGGCCGGAACCGCCCGGATGAAACTGTATACCCAGACCCGGCACGCGCCGAACCCGTGGATGACGTGGAGCCAGTTCCTTGAGAGGTGCTCCAACATCTACGAAGTGGAAAACAACCTGTTCATCATCCCGCTTCTGGATGAGATGGGCGAAGTAAACGGATACTTCCCTGCCCTGCCCAGTGAGTGCGAGGTCGTGGACGTTGGTGGCGAGCCCTGGCTGAAGTTCACATTCATCCGCAACCAGAAGAAGAGTATCCGCCTGAGTCGTGTCGGCCTGGTGGTCAAGCACCAGCTTAAGGACGACTTCTTCGGCGAGAAAAACAGCGCCCTCAACAGCACGATGGAACTGGTGAGCATGGTGCAGCAGGGTATCACTGAGGGCGTGAAAAACTCCGCGACCTTCCGCTTCATGGCGCAGCTGACCAGCAAGACATTTGACGAGGACTTGAGGAAAGAACGCGAGCGGTTCGATAAGAACAACTTCCGCGGAGGCTCCGGCGGGCTCCTGCTGTTCGGGAATCAGTTCTCAAACATCCAGCAGATCAAGCAGGAAGGCTACAAGGTCGACGCGGATCAGATGAAACTGATTGAGGAGACGGTCGAAAACTACTTCGGAGTCAGCACAAAAGTGATCCGCAATGAGGCGAGCGGGGACGAGCTCGACGCTTTTTTCAACGGCGCTGTCGAGCCTTTTTCGATCAAACTCAGCGAATCCATGAGCCGGATCGTGTTCTCACCGCGTGAGCTGAACGGAGGCAACCGGATCCAGTTCACAGCGAACCGGCTTCAGTACATGAGCGTCACGTCGAAGATCAGCATGGCCCAGCAGTTGGGTGACCGTGGCGTGCTGACCATTGATGAGATCCGCGAGCTTTTCAACTACGAACCGCTTCCTGACGGTGCCGGCGCGTTCACGCCGATCCGTGGCGAGTATAAGGACGTAAAAGACGAAGGCAGTGAGGAGGACAAGACCGATGAATAAAGAGACAAGGTACATGGAGTTCGAGATCCGTGCGGAGCGGACGGAAGAAAAGGGCTCCATGATCACCGGCCAGCCGATTGTGTTCAATCAGGTGACGGATTTGGGCGGAGGCATCCGGGAGACCATTGACGCCGGCTCTCTGGATCGCACCGACCTGCGGGACGTGCGGTTCCTGGTGGGCCACGACTTCAGCATGGTACCGCTGGCGAGGAGCCGGAACAACAATGAAAACAGCACCATGCAGCTGATGGTGAACGACGAAGGGATGGGCATCCGGGTCAACCTGGACACGGAAGGCAATCCCAGGGCAGCAGAGCTTTATTCTGCCATCAAACGCGGAGACATCACCGGGATGAGCTTCGCGTTCACGGTAGATGAAGATAGCTGGGAAGGACTGGACACTGAGAGCCCGCTTCGGCACGTACGGTCGATTGGCAGGGTATTTGAGGTGAGCGCCGTGGCCTTCCCCGCGTATGAAGGCACAACGATTCAGGCTGCTTCCGAGGGCGACGCGCTGGAGAGCGTCAGAGCCTCACTGGACAGTGCGAGGGCGCAGCTGGAAGAGGATCGTGCTGCACAGGCTGAACAGGAACGCCGGACGGCGCTGCTGGAGAGGCTGAGAAAGATCACGGAGGTGTCAGACGATGTTTGACGACATGAACGTCGAACAGCTGGAGGCCAGGCTGGCCGAGCTGTCTGACGAGACCGGCGCGGAAAAGCGGGACGCGCTGGACAACGACGCCCTGGAGGAGCGCATCACTGAGATGGAAGCCATCCAGGCCGAACTGAACACCCGCAGGCAGGCTGCCGAAGCAGAAGAACGGCAGGCCGAAGAGGTCACCCGGATGAAGGGTGAACCGATTATTGAGAAACAGGAGGAAAGAGACATGTTTGACGTTAAGACCCCCGAATACCGGGACATGTGGCTGCGGAACCTGCAGAACAACCTGAGCGTTGAGGAGCGGGCGACCTGGACCACCAGCACCACCAACGCGATCCCGACCATGGTCGCGGACAAGTTCTTCGAGAAGATGGTCAAGCTGGCCCCGATGCTCAGCGAGATCACCCTGATGCGGGTCGCCGGCAACCTGAAGTTCGTTGCTGAAGGCACCCGGAACCCCGCTACCCAGAAGCACACCGAGAACAGCGCGGTGGACGCGTCCGAGGACACCACCGTTTACGTCCAGCTGGGTGGCTTCGAGTTCATGAAGATCATCCAGATCTCCCGCACCGCGTCCCTGATGAGCATTGACGCGTTCGAGGACTGGCTGGTTGAGATGCTCGCCGGCGACATCGCCCGCGCCATCGACGACTACATTATCAATGACAGCACCAACGGCATCGTGAAGCTGACCTTCACCACCGCCGGCGCCGGCAAGAACGAGATCGTGAACACCCAGGGCTACACCTACGACGACGTGGTCGACCTGATCGCCCTGCTGCCCGCTGCCTATGACGCGGAAGCCAAGTTCCTGGCCAACAAGGCCACGATCTACGGCGAGATCGCCAAGATCAAGGACAGCGCCGGCAACCCGATCTTCGTGCCCGACACCGTCAACGGCGTCGCCGGGCGTCTGATGGGCTACCCCGTCGTGCTGGACGACAACCTGGCCAAGGGCAAGAAGGCCCTGTACCTGGGCAAGTGGACGGACGTCGTCGGCAACCTGTCCGAGGACATCCATGTGGATCGCGATGAGAGCGCCGGCTTCACCAGCAACAGCATCGTGTACCGTGGCATTGCCGTCTTCGACAGCAAGCCCGCCAAGGGCGACGCCATCGTGCGCCTGCAGTGCACCACCGCCTGATAGGGCGGCCTGAAGACAGTTCTCCGGCGACGGCCTGAGAATAGCCCCGGCTGGGTTTCACCCTTTACCAGCCGGGGCACCTTTTTGAAAGGGTGAAGAAAGGGGAACGGTATGAAGACGATGGTCGCGATCCCGTGCATGGACACGGTGCAGACGGAATTTGCCCAGGCGCTGACACGGATGAAGCTGGTCGGCGAAGTGCAGCACGCCTTTATGGCCTGCTCGCTGATTTACAAGAGCCGGAACGACCTGGCCGACATGGCCATGAAAAGCGGAGCGGACTACATCCTCTGGCTGGACTCCGACATCATTTTCCCGAGCACCCTGATGATCGACCTGATGGACGACATCGAAGGCCGGGACATTGTGACGGGGATCTACCACATGAGGCGTCCGCCGTTTAAGCCGGTGATCTGGAAGAAGCTCCAGATGGGGCTGATCCCCCAGGACAACCACAGCGAGGACTGGGACGACTACCCGAAGGACGAAGGGATCTTTGAGGTGGACGGCTGCGGGTTTGGGTGCGTGATGATGCGCGCCAGCATCCTCCAGCCGATTGTGGACAAGTTCCACGACCTGTTCGCGCCTCTGCCGGGCTACGGCGAGGACCTGAGCTTCTGCATCAGGGCGAAGGCGTGCGGGTTCAAAATCCACTGCGACCCGAAGCTGCAGCTGGGCCACAAGGGGAGCCTGATCATCTCGGACGAAACGTTCGAGGCCTACCGGAAGGCGGGCGGTAAATGATGAAAAGGATCCTGCTGTGCGCCCCGCTCAGGCGCGACCCGAAGATCTTCGACGAGTACCAGGACGCGCTGGATGAGCTGATCATTCCCGAGGGCTTCACCGTCGACCGCTTCTATGTGGTCAACGACTGCCCGGAGGTGATCCCGCACATCCGCGACGCGGCCTACATTGTGCATGATTCCGCGCCGGACGAGATCCAGGTGCAGGAGCATGTGTGGCCCGGGTCCACGGTCTGGAAGATGACCCAGCTGCGGAACATGACGATCCAGTTCATGCTGGCGGGCGGGTACGACTACTGGTTTTCGGTGGACACGGACGAGATCCTGAACAGGCATACGCTGGAATGGCTGCTGGCGGCGAACAAGGACATCGTCGGCGAGATCCTGTGGACGGACGGGCCTGACGGGCCCTGGTGCAACTGCTGGATGTACGACGACGGAGACACTGACAAGCGGTGGGGAACGTGGCTGGAGCCCGGGCTCTACCAGGTCGGCGGCATGGGCGGGCTGATCCTGGCCAAGCGCCGGGTGTTCGAGGCGGGCGTGGGATACGCCGCCATCCCGAACATCCGCAAGGCGCTGCGGGGAGAGGACCGCTTTTTCTGTGTGCGGGCGGCGTGCGCGGGGTTCGACCTGTGGATCGACACCCACTGCCCCGCCATCCACCTGTTCGGGGAACGCGAGTACAAGGACTACATCAAGATGAAAGCGGAGGGAACACAACATGCTGAACGAGTGCAGGAAGGCGCTGCGGATCACGACCGAGGCGTATGACGGGGAGCTCTGCTCCCTGATGGACGCTGGGGCGCGGGATCTGTCCATCGCCGGCGTAACGCTCCCCGGCGCGGTGTCCTTCACGCTGGTTAGCACTACGGTGGGCACGGTGACCACCACCTACTACCAGGACGACAGCACGCTGACGGACGCGCTGGTGGCGCGGGCGATCTTCACCTACACGCGGATGCACTTCGGAAGCCCGTCGGACTACGACCGGCTGAAGGAAAGCTACAACGTGCAAAAGGAGCAGCTGATGCACGCCACCGGGTACACCGATTACGGCGAGGAACCTGATGAACCGGAAGCGGAGCCTGACGGGGAGGGTGACGGCTGATGATGCGGGCTGACGTGATCGACCTGATCACCGAAACGGCCAGCGCCCACGGAGTGCACGACGCCGTGACCGAAACGGCGCGGACGGTTTACTGCACCGTGAGGAGCGTGACCAGGACTGAGTTTTACAACGCACTGAACGCCGGCGTCCAGCCGGAATACGTTTTTGTGCTGGCGCTGGCAGAGGACTACCAGGGGGAGCGCGTCGTTCGCTACCACGGGCAGAAGTACCGGGTGATCCGGACTTACATGACCGAGGACGACGGCATTGAGATTACCTGCGAGAGGAGTGACGTGAATGGCGAGAACGCGGAGTGATCCTGTCGCCACCACTGTCACGGTTGACGCTGCCGACCTGCTGGTCGCTGCGCTCAATGAGATCGAAGGGATCGACTTTGTGCGGGACGCCTGGGAGAACAAGGCACCGGACAACTACGGCGTAGTGGAGCTTGCCGGGCAGAGCAGCGCCCTCTGGGCGGACAACAGGATGCAGGAGCAAATGTTCCAGCTGACTGTCCACCTGTACGTGAAGGACGGCAGCGACGAATGGGTGAGCAAGGTGCAGGCAAAGCTGGACACAGCCACTGACGGCTACAGCCTGCCTCTGCATGAGTTCGCCTTCGACATCGGCAAGAATCACTGGCAGTGGACTGCGTGGATCGTGGGCCCGCTTCAGTGGGAGGAGACGGTGACCAGTGGCTAAGTGGATCGTAGAGGACACCCACAAATCACAGCTGGAACTTCTGGACGAGGCTGAACAGCGGAAGATCCGGAGGCTGATGGTGGAGAACGGTGCGAAGGTGCTGCAGAAAGAAATGCAGGCCAGCATTGACGGACGCCATCACGTTATCAGCCACGCCATGATGAACAGCGTCGCTGCCGGCAAGGTTTACGAGAACGTGGACTCGACCTCCATTGATGTTTACCCGCATGGCACGGATCCGCGTGGGGTAAGCAACGAGATGAAGCTGCAGGTCATCAACTACGGCTACTACAACCGTGACACCGGGTACCGGATCAAAAAGAAAGACTATTTCCTGAACGCGTCGTTCAGGAAGAAGTGCGAACCGCGGATCCTGGCGGTAATGAACGCCACGTTCGCGCATTGCATGGATGAACTAAACAAGTAGGAGGAAAACACTATGGCGAGAATCGGACTGAAGGGGCTCACCTACGCGACGATCAGCTCCGGCGGTGCCGGCAGCGCGGTGGTTTACACCGGCGGTGCGAGCCAGGCGGACATGCTGATCAGCGCGGACGTGACCCTGACCCGTGACGACGTGAAGCTCTACGCGGACAACCACGCCGTCGAGCGCGTCAACGGCATGAACGGCGGTAACATCAGCTTTGAGCTGGCGAAGCTGCCCAACGCCGTCAAGACTTCCCTGCTGGGATACACGGTTTCCAGCAAGGTGCTGACGGTGACGGACGCCGAGAGTCCCTACGTGGGCGTCGGCTACATCACCAGCGAGGTCGTCGGAGGCACCAAGTCCTACGTGGGCTACTGGTTCCCGAAGGTGCAGTTCGGCATGGACAACGACAGCGCGTCCACCAAGGGCGAGAGCACGCAGTTCCAGACCAACACGATCACCGGCGAGATCCTGGGCGTGCAGACCACGACCAACGGCGCTATCGAATACTACTACACGGACACCGACACCACTGAGGCGTCCGTCCGCACCTGGCTGAACGGCAAGGCTGGGATCACCTAATTACTGACGGCACGGGACGGAGGGCTATCCTCCGCCCCGGCTTTTTGCGATGAAAGGGGTAAAGGGAAATGGCAAAGGTTGAATTCGGCGGCAAAGAGTACGGGCTTCGTATGGATCTGTACGCGATGGAGATGATTGAGGAAGAGTTCGGCTCAATCAAGAGCGCCTTCGAGGCGATGAGCAGCGGGAAGCAGATCAGCGCGACGCGGAAGCTGTTCAAGATCATGGCCAACAGCTATCTGAGCTTTCACGGCGAGGAGGAGAACATCACCGGCGGTGAGATCCAGCACGCGGACGTGTATGAGCTCAACAAGATCGCGGAGGCCATCAGGAACACGGTGGAGGAGTCCAGCAGGAGCGAAACCACCGGCGGAGGAGAGGCAGACGACGAGGTACATGACGCGTACCTTGAGGAGATAGACCGAAAAAACTGAGCGACCGGAGGTCAACGCGCGTCCGTGAGTATTACGGCTACGCACTGATCTCCGGGATCAGCTACACGGAGGCCAGGCGGATGACGCCGGGCTTCCTGATGGACATGTTCAAGATCCGGGCGGACTACGACGTGAGGCTGAATGGCGGTAAGCCCGTCCGACGTGCGCTGGGCTGTTAAGGAGTGAAGAAAATGGCGGGCAATAACGACATCCGGCAGAGGATCGTTCTGGAGGGCGAACAGCAGTACAAGCAGGCGCTCAAAGACGCGCAGCGGAACCTGAAAACCCTCCGGAGCGAACTGAAGGCGGAGACCGCCGAAATGGGCCGGAACGCCACAGAGGCCCAGAAGAACGAGGCCAGGCTCAAGAATCTGAAGAAGCAGATTGAAGAGCAGGAGAAAGTCGTCAAGACCTACCGGGAAGCCCTGGAAGAGGTCAAGAAAAAGTACGGCGACAATGAAGACGCTGTAGCCAAGTGGGAACAGAAGCTAAACGACGCGCGTACCAGCCTCGCGAACATGAAGAACGAGCTGGACGGCGTTGACCAGGGCTTCAAGGGCATCAACACGGACGCGGCTGCTGCCACGGTGGCCACGAAGTCCGTCGCGGACAGCATCAGCAACCTGGCGAGCGTCGGCGACAGCATTGCCTCCAGCCTTGAGGGCATCTTCACCGGCATGGTGAGCCGGATCAAGGACGCCGTCACGCAGGTGTGGGCGATCATTGCGGACACCGCAGCGAAGGCCAACAACTGGACTGACCTGGCGGGGATCTACAACTCCAGCACCGGGAAAATCCAGCAGTGGTACAACGCCTTTGGGGCCACCGGCGGTGAGGGGAAGTTCAACGAGTTCGTGAGCTTCACCTCCAAACTGGCAGCCGGCGGTGAGAGCCAGTGGAAGAAGATCGCCGAGAACTTCGGCATCAGCCGTGAGAACTACGAAGACGACATGCAGTATGCCTGGGACGTCCTGGCTGCGGTGTACGACTATCGTGAGAAAAACGGGCAAAAAGCCTATGAGGCTGCGATGAGCAGGGCCGGCCTCGGAAAGAAGGGCGAGTCCGTCGGCTGGATGATCTCCAACTGGGCCGGGCTGAGCCAGAACATGCAGAGCTTTGAAGAAAGTGGCTACAACATGGGCGAAGACGCCATAGACGTCTTCAACAATATTGAACTGAAGATCTTCGAGATCGACCAGAAATGGGACGCCCTGAAGAGCAAGATTGTGGAGCCGTTTGCGCCGATCGTGCTGGCCATCCAGGCCAACGTGACCGGCGTGATGGACGGGATCAGCGAGTACCTGGCTGCGGACACTGAGGGCGAAAAGCAGGCTGCTCTGGCGAAGATCCGGACAAACATTGAGGACTTGTTCACCAAGGTCGCGGAGTTGATCCGGGAGTGCATCCACATCCTGACGGACGTCGGCACAGAGCTGCAGGGCAGCGAGGATCCGATGACTGCTGCAATCGGAGACGTTATGGTGAGCCTGGCAGGTGCTCTTCAGTGGATGGTGGACAATGCAGACGCCGTCAAAACAGCTTTTAAGACGATATTCGGCACTTGGCTGATCGCGAAGCTCGCAGCTGTTGGCGGAAAGATCGCAAGCATTGTAACGAACATCAAGACAATCCAGGCGTTCAGTGCTGTTGGATCCGGAACATCAGTGGCCAGCACAGGTGGCACCATTGCCACAAGTATCGGCGCCAAGGTGACGGGGCTCAGTGCTGCGGTGAAGGGTTTCCTGACGGCTGGCGGTGGCGCGTCCATGCTGGCTCCTCTGGGAGTCCTGGCAGCGGGCATCCTTCCGTCAGTTTTGGCGAACAACTGGGACATCGGGAACATCAATGCCCGTCAGAGCGAACGGCTGGCGAACGCGTCGAACATGGGCTACAGCGGATGGTGGCTGGAAAGCATGGCCAACGCCCTGGGGCTGAACGGAACCGGGATGCAGAGCGACTACGCTTCGCAGGAGGCCTTGCTGAAGGGCCTGGGAACCCGTGGCGTTGTGGAAAAAGGCCAGCTGCTGAGTGCGCTGGGCGGGCGGTACAGCGGAGGCAACAACGCGGCAGCCGAGCTGATGGACTACTGGGCGACCGGCGGTGAAGGCTGGGATCCGTGGCGGGTCACACAGCTTGCGGAGACCGTCGCGGACGCCTACCCGGCTATCGCGAGCATGAGCCAGGTCACGGAAAGCCTGCCGGACGCCGGATGGTGGACAAACCAGACGAACACGAACGACGCGCTGCGGGAAGCCAGCGAAAGAACCAACAGCGTGCTGAGCAGCCTGCCGGACGACGTTGCCAAGGCCATGAGTGGCGTCAAGGTAGTGATGGACAAGGAAGAGGTCGGTCGACTGGTCGCTCCTGTTGTGAATCAGCAGATGGCGAGTCAGGTGGCTTATTAACGGAGGGAACACATGAGGCTGAAAAGACGGGTATCGCTGGAGGGCGTGCATCTGGACAGCCTGGACAGCCGGATCCTGATCACCGGGGTTGAGGAGTCCGCCGGAAAGGATAACGTGAACGGCATCTCCTACGGCTTCGGCGACGGGCAACGGGTAACCGGGCAGAGGCGGGACACGCTGGATGTGACGGTGAAGTTCACGCTGGCGGTGAAACCCGGAGACATGACCGAACGCAGCGACGTGCTGGAAAAGATCTGCGCGTGGGCGGTGAACGGCGGGATCCTGAAGACAAGCGCCCGCGGCAGCGATCGCCGGCTCCGGGTGCTGTGCGCCCAGCTGCCCGCCGGCGGGGACAAGTACAAGTACGACAGCGAATACACCATCGTTTTCCGCGCGTTCACGGTGCCCTACTGGCAGAACGACAAGGCGCTGGAGGTGAGCCCTAAGAAGGAAGGCGCAAACCGCACCGTGAGCATGGACGTGCCGGGGACGGTGCCGACGCCTGCAGCGATCACCATCACCAACGTGAGCGGCGCGAAAATCAATACCATCACCGTGACCGCCGGGAGCAGCGTGATGACGTTCACCGGGCTTGGGCTGGCAGCGGATGAGAAGCTGGTGATCGACCACGTCAACAGCGGGAAGGAGTTCTACCTGCGGATCCGGAAGGGCGGCAGCACGATGGTGAGCGCCATGGCATACCGGAGCACGGACAGCGCGAACGACCTGTGGTGCGGGCCGGGCCATGTGAGCTTTAACGTGAACGCCCAGCGTGCGGTGACCTACACCGTGAGCGTGAGGGGGCGGTTCGCATGATCGTCCTGCTGAACAAGAACAGCCTGACGGCGAAGGATCGGTTCATGGCGGACAAGATGGCGCTGAACCTGAACGAGCGCCAGAGCACCGCCACACTGACGGTCGGCCCCAGGGCCCCGCAGGTCACCGTGGGCGACTGGCTGATGGACGAGGAGGAGCCCGGCAAGGGCATTGTCTGGCGGGTGAAGACCATTGACCAGCAGTTTGAGACGCTGGTGAGGACGATCCAGCTGGAGCACGCCATCAACACGCTGCGGGATACGGTGATGTTCGGCGACGTGACCACCAAGACCCTGGCGAACGACAAGAAGGCCACGACCTGCTCCGCACTGAAGGCGCTGCAGTACATCCTGGGCAAGCAGAGCGTGTGGAAGCTGGGCACGGTGGCGTTCACCGACAGCAACCCGTACAGCTTCAACGGCGACGACCTGTACAGCGCCATTGAGACGATCAGCTCCTCGCTGGAGGACTGCGAGTGGACGTTCGACTTCAGTAGCTACCCGTTCACGCTGAACATCGTGAAGCGGGCGACGGCCTTCAGCTGTGAGATGCGGGTCGACCGGAACCTGCGGACGCTGAGGCGGACGATTGACCGGAGCCGGATGTACACCCGGATCTACCCCATCGGCCAGAACAATATCCACATCGACGGTGACTGCCTAAAGAAGAACGAAAACCTGTACGGCACCATCAGCAAGGTGCAGACGGACAACGGCATCAAGACCGCCGGCGAGCTGAAGGCGTGGGCGCAGCACCTGCTGAACCGGCACTGCGAGCCTACTGTGACGGTGACGATCTCCGGGATGGAGTTCTACCAGACCACCGGGGAGGCGCTGGACAGGCTGGCCATCGGCAAGGTGTGCCGGGTGCCGATCCCTGAGCTGGAGACGACGATTATTGAGCGGATCACGAAGCTCAGCTGGTCGGACAAGGTGAGCAGCCCCGAAGAGGTGACGGTCACCCTGGCCAACGAGGTCGAGGACGTGACCAGCATTGTGTCGACGCTCGCCAAGAGCTCCGGGAAATCCGGGAAGACCAAGGCAAAGAAGGACGGCGAAGACCACGCGTGGGTCGTGGACACGGAGACGCACGTCGGCATGGTGGCAGAGGCGCTGGCGGGCGAAGGCGCGGACAAGGACTGGAGCCGGGTGTCGTCCATCATGGTGGACGGCCAGGGAATCACGTCCCAGGTGCAGACCGTCCAGGACGGCGTGGTGAAAGCGCAGAGCAGCATCACCCAGCACGATGATTTTATTGACGCGACCGTGAAGGCAATCGGCAAGAACGGCAAAGTAACCGCCGCGTCGATCGTCGCGTCGGTGAACGCCAGCGGGAGCAAGGTCAAGATCAGCGCGGACAAGATCGAGCTGGCAGGCGAAGTGCTGCTCAACGACGTGCTGAGGGTCATGAGCAAGCAGGCGACCTTCATCTACCCGGTAGCCTTCCGGAACGGCGCCAGCGGAAACGTGACGGTCGGCATTGTGCCGAAGGAAGGCGCGGTGGCCGCGTCCAGCTTCAGCTGGAACAAGGCCAACAGCCCGACGGTCAAGGTGGACTACGACGCGCTGATGACCATGGTCCAGAAGGCGGAAACGACAGGCGGCGGGAGCACGCTAAAGCTGACGCTGTTTGATGGGACCGTCATAAATTTTAATAAGGCCACTACACTCAGCGGCGCGTGGAGTGGCAGCAAGTGGACAGTCACCGCCGTACCCCAGGGCGACAAGCTCTCCATCGGTTTCAGCGGGAGCCCGGACGTTCCGCTGGAGCTGGTGACCAACGGGACGCCGACGCTGAACGCGCTGAACAGCAAGTGGGTCGACGCGCCGATGAAGGTGCAGGAGCTGAACGGCCAGAGCGAGCCCACCAGCCGGTACACCGTGACCAAGACGATTGACGCCACGGCAGCATGGAATGACGGGCAGTCGACCGGGTACAGCTCCGGCGTCACTGCCGGCAAGAACGCCACGAAGGTCACCGGGCCGACCTGGTCGACGACACCTGCCAGCGGGATCACCGGGAACAGCAACACGGCGACCTTCACCACGGACGCGCCGAGCCCGACGGCCAGCGCACCGAAGAGCCTGTACCTGGTGATGGATCAGGATACGTTCAACTCCAGCGGGAATAAATACGTGTATGTACACCACACCGACTCGACGAACGGCACGCGGATCGCAAGGGTGCAGGTGAGCGCCGGGAACCTGACGGTAACCGAAAAGATCGCGACCTACGGGAACACCTACCCCACCAGCGTCGACGGCGGGAACATCAGCAAGAGCGGTATCACGACCGGCAAATACATGACCATGAAGGTCAAAATGGCCAACAAGGAAACGACTATCCGCTTCCTTGTGGTGGCATAAAAGGGAGGACAACATGGAGGAGCGGATGACGATCCGGGACGCCCTGGCAGCGACCATCAGCCTGCTGGAGGGTATCAGCGTGCCGGCAAACCTGATCCGGCAGATCGGACTGCCGGTGGACAGCGCGATCAGCAACCTGAAGGCGTGCGTCGAGGCCATTGACAGCCAGAAACAGGAGACGGAGGAGGACAAGGCCGATGTTTAACAGGGACACGGCGGGAAACATCACCATGCACCGGGGCGACACGGGCGCGTTCAAGGTGAGCGCGACGAGGAGCTCCGGCGAGGACTGGACGAGCGCGGACCGGCTGCTGTGGACGATCCGGAACGGGAGCGGCGACATCGTGATGCAGCGGTTCTACCGGCTGGACGACGACGAAGGCCTCGGGAACGGCGTGGTGGAGATCCAGTTCCACAACAATGACACGGACACCTGGGCGAACGGCATGTACAGCGCGGAACGCCGGTACATTGTCAACGCCTACTGGAGCGGGACGGCGCCGGAGGGCATGTGCGTGGACGCGCTGACGGCGGGCGTGAGGATCCTGGACGGCGACATCGTGCGCGTGCCCCAGGGCGGGCAGACGTCGATCAATATCGGCGATATTTACGGGGAGGTTTAAGAGGCATGAGCGAGCTTAACGAACAGGTCAATGACGTGATCGACGACGCGACGGTGGTGACGGTGCCGATTGACGACACGCTGACGATCAGCGGGGAGGCTGCGGACGCGAAGGCCGTCGGCGACGCGCTGGCACTGAAGGCGGACAAGAGCGAGCTGGCGCAGTCCATCACGGTGAACGGCCAGAGCGCAGACCTTCAGGGCGCGATCATCGTGGACGGCACGGAGATTGAGATGAGCAGCACCGACACCCGGACGCTGAAGGCTGCGATTGACAGCGCTGCGGGACGGACGGGCGCGGACATCCCGCTGAACAGCGGTGCGGGGGCTGCCACCATTGAACAGGCCATTGCCAACATGAGCGTAGAGGGCGCGAGCGTGAAGGACAACGTCGTCACGCTGCAGGGCGAGGTGACCGACGACAGCTGGGCAGCGCAGACCATCAAGGTCGGGAACGTGAGCCTGCCTGTCTATGACACCGAGGCCGTGCGGAGCGTCAACAACGTGACGCCCGGAAGCAGCGGGAACGTGAACCTGACCACGGTGGACATCGCCCGGCAGCTGCAGGGCAAGGGCACCCAGACCTCCGACATGGCCTTCATCCGCCGGTGCTCCGGCGGGGACGCCAGCATTGCAGACGGCGACGCGTGGCTGGGCATTGTGCGCGGGAACTGCGTGCACGTTGGCTACAGCGCGGAGACAATTGTGCCGACCGTCGTCACCGGGAGCTTCACGGTGGATCTGAACGAAGCGACGTTCAAGACCGCAGCGTCGACGCCCGGGACGTTCAATTTCAACTACACGACCAGCTGGGACGTAAGCCCGACAACCTACGGCATCACCATTGACGGCACGCCGGTGAGCGGTGACAAGATCACTGTCGTCTGGACGGCGGAGGAGCTTGGCACGATCACGCCGGCGACGCCCAGCGAGTTTGTGTCGACCGGGTGGAACCTGTACAACCACACGGCGACCTACGCCCGCGTGGTGCACTACAGCGACGACTACGGATACAAAATCAGCGGCGCGTGGACGGCGCTGAAGTTCAGCCAGACCGAGGACGGCGCCCAGGTGGCGATCACCCCGGATGACGGCGTGTTCAATGTCAACACGGACGGCTACGTCTGGGTCACCGGTGGCAACGCCAGCACGACGGCGATCTGGGCGCAGCACAGCGAATGGACTGACAGCTACCCCGGCAGCTGGGAGGCCTACAGCGAGACCACGGTTGACCTGGGCGACGTGATGGACGAGTACTTCGTCACCGGGCTGTGCAGTGTCGGCGACGTGCGGGACGAGATCAACCTGAGCCTGGGCATTGCCACGCAGCGGATCGGCGTTATCGAAGAATACACGGAAGAGGAGCTGGCGGAGGTCATCGCCAGCGGTGCAGCGTACGACCGCGATGTGAATAACCTGTACTACGTTCTGGATGAAGAGGTTACGAACGACATCACGCTGGACGGATCGTTCACCGCCAGCGACCACGGGCTGGAGATCTGGGAGGAGACGGACGTCGCGGTTTATACGCAGACCTACTACGGCGAGAACCTGGTGGACAAACTGCGGACGGACGTGGTGACCATCAGCCAGCAGACGCTGAACAGCGCGCAGCAGGCGCAGGTGAGGACGAACATCGGGGCGGCGCCGTATCCGTTCAAACACCTGGCGCCGTCCAGCACGAGCCAGAACGTGACCGTGGCGAACAACGACAGCTACGCCATCGGGAACCTGGTGGTTGTGAACATGAAGATCTCCATCACCGCGAACATCGGCAAGAACACGGTGCTGGTGGGGCTGCCGGCCGCCATCAACAACGGCGGGCTGGCAAGCTCGAACTTCCACAGCCGGGTGCTGTGCACGGACGGCACGAACTCGTTCACGCCGTACAGCCTGTTCCTGCTGACCCGCGGCGACATCTACACGACGGAGGCGCTGACATCCGGGACGAACCTGTTCCTGAGCGTGGTCTACATCGCGGACCCGGAAAGCGTTGCCACATTCTAAGGAGGGACAAACATGAGCGAGCAGATCGAGAAGCTGAAGACGCTGCTGGCGTCCATCCCGGCCACCGGGGCGATCAACAGGGCCAGGCGGCAGGCGATCCTGAATGAGATCTGGCGGCTGGAAGCGGGCGCATGATCATCCGGGTGATGACCTACAACATCGGCCACTACAACATGGGCTTGTCTGAGGGAGGGTTCCCGGACAGCCTGTACACGGAGAAGCTGGGGAACCTGAAGCAGATGCTGATGGAGACCGGGCCGGACGTGATCGGGATCCAGGAGGACGCTCACTACGTAGA